AGACAATTTACAAGGTTGAGGCGTCTCATGACAAATGAACACCTTGGACTTTGATTGGATGACCACCGCCAGTTTCAACACTGGAGCAATCCTCCAAGAAACCACCACTCATAAACGTGATGGAACCCCGGAAGATCCGTCTTCCCAACGCGGCAGTTTCACTGCCGTGGGGCCCGAAGCCCTCGCCAGCTACCGAATTAACGGCCGCCAACTGTGTATCGAGGCCGGTGTAGTTAGACTGTGCCACCACGATACTGGAGAAAGAGACAGGAGGGGCGACCCGACTGTAACGGCCGAGAGGGGGAAGAACCTCCTCACGACAACAGGGACAAGATTTGCGTTTATGCCCAAACCAAGTCTCCGAACAATCCCGACAGAATGAGTGACCACAAGTAGTCACACGCGCTGCAGAATTTTCGAAACAGACGGGACACTCCTCCAGCGTCCCCGGCACCTCAACCTCTGGGCGCAATTCAGTAACCTGAAAATCAGGACTGACTGGTTGCCACACTCGAATCCGATTACGTTTCCACCAATACTCTACCGGACGTCTCACCTTAGGGGTAAGATAACGCCGAGCATTGGTACGAGACAACTTCAGTAAGGCAGCCAAGCATCTTAGCGGCCTCCTGCAGTGGCCGAGGAAAGGACCAGAACCCGTCCTAATAACCTCGTCTTTGTAATCAGATTTGTCCAAACCTCCAACGCGTTTAGGATCCGACCAGGCACAAGCAATAAACTCAGGCCCGATCAGACGGAGGTTTTCGCGCATCTTCTTTGTCAGCTTGTCAACGTCACGTAGCTCCCAACCCTCTGGGACCTTATCCTGTTCCAAATGCCCTTTCGAAACAGGAAGAGGCCTTTCAGTCTCCATAGAGAGGTAATGCGCCTCTCGATCCCAGAGGTGGCTATGAATAAGCTCATGACGATAGACAGGAAGACCTAGTCCACGGGAAATAGACCTGTCAGAAGACAGGATATACTTAGCATTCCATTTCAAGAACTCAATCCGAAGCAATGATCGCCTGGAACCGAAAAATCCAGGGCAAAACGAGCTGTACCTCCCCCGTAGAGTTTCCACCCCACCGCAATCAGTCCGAAGACCGAACGCGCTGGAACGGATACAAGGTACTATATCAACTCTTCGATCGAAAGCTTTGAAAAGAGTGCTATTCAATGAAAAGTAACGACGATCGACCATCGTCTTCCCGGGTGAAAGGACTAGACCGGATCGACTAATTCCCTCCCTCCAACGATCGTATTCCAGAGGGGTACCCCGGAACACGATATCGTCCCCGTTGATGCGAACGGGTCCTTGCGACCCCGAAAAATACCTGAAAGCCAGGTAATTAACGAGACAGAGGAGGGGAAAACTAATCAAGTTTCCCATCAATTGTCCGCGCTCCTGATAGACAACCGGGCCATCATCCTCCCATTGCATGGGAGTCCGGAGCAATTGTCTACCGAGGTCTGCTATCCCTCTCGGGATCTGAGTCGCCTGTTTAATAATCAGGTCGAACAACTCACGTTGAACCCAACTATTAAGATTGTCAGTAGCAGATTCATAGTCGCCACTGACAAAAACTTGACCTGGTCGAAGCGTAAACTCAGCAAACCTCCGCGGCTTAGCGTCTCCACGCAAAAGCCACTTGAAGCGGGAAATGTGGTTATAGATAGCGGTATGTAGAGGCCTAGCATAATTGCAATTAACGTCACCAACGCTAATTGTCCTCCACTTACCCCCCGTCTGGACAGACCGAAGTCTGGACGGACAAATATCGATGGGAGACTCCCTCGTGAGAGCCTCCAACACGAATACTTGATGCCTTGTCCAACCCCTACAAGCATTCGCGTTTTGAATGGCATGCTGCAGCTCCTCAGGAGAAGCCGCAAACTCAGATGGTAAATCCGAGTAACTAACACCATTCAACAGATATTCAGCTCTAGAACCACCCTCGGAAAGACCTCGCGTCCGGCACGACTTAATAGGCAAAGTAGCCGAAAGACAAGCATTCGGATACAATGTTAAGTCCCAGCCGGGGGGGAACAGCTTAGGAACTGTCCTTCTTATGTATCGGAGAAACCCGGGATCCGGGGAAGGTGAAGGCTCCGACATTTTCTTTGCATAAGAAGCGAGATCAGGCCGAGGTGACGGCAAAACTTTCCGGAAAAGAAATAGTGACATGAAGACAGACCGACGGCTATCAGAAGATAACCGAGCCCGTCCCATGAATTCATGCCACGGATGAAGACTAGGAGATTGAAGTCCCAATTCACAAAAAGACTTCAACCAACTCAAGCGATCCTGAGCCGTTCGACCAGAAGGTGTAGGCATTGGAAAGGAAACCCCGAAGGGTTTCCCAACCGTCCGACAAAACACCTGCCAACGTCGCAGCACAGGGCAACCAGCCAGCAACAACGCATTGCGTTTCACGTTGCTGGACCTTGGTATGGACATCCCACGAGAGATGTACAAGATGCAAAGGCTTTTT